TTGACATCTGGTTTCGCAAGAATGGGACAAACATTGATAATTCAAATAGCAGATTTCACTTGTCACAAAGAAAATCGGCAGGCGACCCAAGCCATTTGATTGCAGCCATGAATTTTTTTGTAAGCCTGGCAGCCAACGATTATGTTGAAATTATGTGGCGCACCACCAGCACTGATGTAAGTATTGAGCATTTTGACGCTAGCACCAGCCCAACACGGCCAGCAGTACCATCAGCCATTGTCACAATGAGCTTTGTGTCCAACTTACCAACAATATAGCCATGTACTTACCACTCAAATTACCCCCAGGCGTTTACAGAAACGGCACAGAGTACCAGGCAGCAGGCCGGTGGTATGACGCAAACCTTGTGCGCTGGTACGAGAATACTCTGCGCCCTATGGGTGGCTGGAGAAAACGTGCAACTGGCCAGATGTCTGGTCTGTGCAGAGGCTTTATCACTTGGCGCGATAACAGTGCCAACCGATGGATTGCTGCTGGAACGCACACAAAACTCTATGCCATGAATGAGGCTGGGACACTTAAAGAAATCACACCGACTGGCTTTACGGCTGGCATTGACAATGCAATATCAAAAACTGGCTATGGCTACAGCACCTATGGCACTCTGGCCTATGGCACAGCACGGCCAGACACTGGCTTAATCACCCCAGCCACCACATGGTCCATGGACACATGGGGCGAGTATTTGATTGCTTGCTCCAATGCGGATGGCAAAATATATGAGTGGCAATTAGGGTTCACAACCCCCACATTGGCAGCGGCAATTACCAACGCACCAACAAGCAACAAGGCTATTTTGGTGACTGCCGAGCGAATTCTGTTTGCCCTTGGCGCTGGTGGCAATCCAAGAAAAGTGCAGTGGTGCGACCAAGAGAACAATACCCTTTGGACACCGGCAGGCGACAACCAAGCAGGCGACTATGAGCTTGCAACGCCTGGCACACTTTTGGCCGGTAAACGCGTTAAGGGTGTAAACCTACTGTTTACAGATGTGGATGTCCACACGGCCCAGTACATTGGCGCGCCATTTGTCTATGGCTTTGAGAAGGCTGGAAGTGGCTGTGGATTGATCTCAGCCCAGTCTGTGGCGGCCATTGATACGGCAGCCATTTGGATGAGCAAGTCTGGCTTTTGGATTTATGACGGCTATGTCAAGCCACTGCCAAGCGATGTGTCCGACTATGTCTTTGGCAATATGAACTTTAACCAGGCATCCAAGGTCTATTCGGTCCATAACAGTAAGTTTGGCGAAATCTGGTGGTATTACCCCAGCAGCCAAAGCACTGAGAATGACAGCTATGTCACTTTCAACTATCGTGAGAATAGTTGGAACATAGGCACATTGGCCAGAACTGCTGGCACTGATGCTGGGGTGTTTGTCAATCCATTGATGGTGTCATCTGATGGTTACATCTACGAGCATGAGGTCGGTTTTTCTTATGATGGCGCTAGTGTCTATGCCGAGTCTGGGCCAGTGCAATTGGGCAATGGCGACAACATCATGTCGGTCAGGCAAGTTGTCCCAGATGAGCAGACACTGGGTGAGGCGGTGGTTTCATTTAAAACCCGAAATTACCCGACTGGGACACAGTCCACATTTGGGCCATATACGGCAGCCAACCCGACCGATGTCCGGTTTGCAGCGCGCCAGGTCAATGTGAAGGTGACTGGTGCGGTATTGGCTGACTGGCGAATTGGGGTGATGAGGCTTGATGCAGTCCCAAGTGGTAAGCGATGAGTGACCAAGAACATTTGGAGAGGTTACGCCACCATGTGGAGGCTGCTTTAGAATACTCTGGAGGCACACATAATTTTGACGATGTCGCTGAGATGGTCGAGGATCACAGATTACAGCTGTGGCCAGCCAAGGACTCGGTGGTTTTGACTGAGATCATCGATTACCCAAGGCTCAAGAATTTGCACTACTTCTTGGCTGGTGGCGACCTAGATGAACTCTCAAGGATGAGGCCATTGATCGAATCTTGGGGCAAATCAATTGGTTGCACCAGGGTGTCATTGGCAGGCCGAAGAGGCTGGGCAAAGACATTTTTGAAAGATGAAGGATACAGTCCAAAGTGGACTGTACTGGCAAAAGAACTTTAGGGGTAAAAGATGGCAGTTACTAACGAAGACATACAAAATTGGTTTAAAGCAAACCCTAATGCGTCTGATGCCGAAATCTTTAGGGTCATGCAGGCTAACAAGGTCAGCCAAGAGCAGTTAAATGCTGCCATGAGTTTTAATCCCGAAGAGGTTGGGATTAGATACACAAGAGAACAAAATTCAGCAATACCTCCAGTGGTTACGGCTCCAGTGGTTACGGCTCCAGTGGTTACGGCTCCAGTGGTTACGGCTCCAGTGGTTACGGCTCCAGTGGCTACGGCTCCAGTGGTTACGCAAACTCCTGAGACTGAAGCTCAGTGGAAAGCGCGCGCACCTACTGATGCGTATTTAAACAGTCTTGCGCCAATGGCGCGAAGGGTTGCTTATGAGTCATGGCAGAAGTCACGCCCTGGCTATGTTGACCCAATGAATTACAACACCTATGAAGAATATATTGCGGCTGCTAGTCCAAACTATAAAATGGGAACTGACGCTGGCAGTGATTTGCAAAATCAAGCCAACTTCTATGGCCTGACCATTGAGAACTATTTGAATGCTTTGAAGACCGGTGAAGGTTCAGCAGGAAACCTTACAGGCTCTCAATTGCTCTCACCACTTCAGCGCATAGCAGCTGAGACTGCAAGAGCGCAGGGCATTGGAACAATGTCCCCAGAGGTGGCTGCACTGGCCAGAGCAAACCCTGATGTGTTTAATAGGGCATCGACAAATTGGAGCAACTACTTAAAGTCCACATTCCCTGGCACTCTTGAGTATGAAAGCGCCTTGGCTGGCCCAATGCAATTTAGCGCCACTGGCGTGAAAATGCCAACAACATCCCCAGCCAATAGTATGTATTTTCTTGATCCAGTGACCAAGCAAATTACAAGAAACCCAAATTACAAGCCAACAGCATTGGCCGCTGCGCCTACACCAGTGAAACTCAGCACTGCACCCACAACGCCTGGTCTTATTGCTACCCCAACACCAGGGGCTAAAGTCCCGACTGGCCCTGGGGTAACTTTGCCAACAACACCTGGCGGGACAACGGGTGTATTGGGTGCGCCCGTGGTCGGTGGCAGAACCCAAGGATTGCTTGGGGAAATTGATAATTTGCCACTTGGAAGCTATGCGGGAAGTTATGCACCAATCCAAAAGTCTTATGAGAATTACATGGCCATCCCTGCTGGCGCTCAATTTAATCAAGCGGTGACAACTGGCGGCAAGTCACCAGCCGAGCTAATACAAAGCAAATGGACAAATTTAAAGAATATCTATGAGGGCCAACTGCCATTCACATCCATGGGTGGCTATAACCCTGCTTTGTATATTGATCTGGCCAAAGAAAATAAACGCATGGCCGACATCACGGCTGCCCAAGCTATTCGACAACAATTGGATGTTTTGAATCAGAGTGGTGATGGTGGCCCTGGTGGCCCTAGCGCAACTGGCCCTGGTGGAGACAACGCTGATGGCAGCCCAGATGGCGGTGGTAACGCTGGCATAGGTGGTGATGGCAGTCCAGATGGCGGTGGTAACGCTGGCTACGCAATGGGCGGCATGGTCAACACATTGCTTGGACCAAACCCACTAGGCCCAGATGATGGCGCCGGGTTTCTTGATCGCGGTGAATATGTGATCAAGAAATCTTCTGTCAACAAGTATGGCCGTGGACTTCTGGACATGATCAATGAAGGCAAAGTGCCTGCTAAAAAAATGAAATCTTTATTGGGATAAGGGGCGAATATGTCTAAAGGTGGAAATACAACAAGCACAAGCTCCATTGATCCTCAGATCAAAGAAGCGTTTTTAACTAACTTTCAGCAGGCTCAAAATGTGGCTGGCGCATTGCCAGTGCAACAATTTGTGGCGCCAAATGTTGGCTATCAGGCTGGTGAAGAGGCATTAGTCAATGCTGGCCTTGCT